GGTTGTTCCGGACGTACCTTAAAACAATATAAAATGCACAATAATAAAACATACGCAGTTATCAATTTAACAGATGTTGGATTAATTGATTTTTCACAAGTAGGACAAACGTCTGCAAGTACGGTTAGAAAGTCAATAGATGAAACTCAATTTATAATTAAGTGGCAAGACGGACACGAGCCTACATTTATTGCAGATGGTGAAGTTATACCAGTAGGAATTTATACACACAGCGAATGCTTAGAATTAATGACTACCGACAAATGGAGTTCACCAATAGAAACAATTTAAACAATAAGAATGGAAGCAGAGGGGATAACATTAGGATTAAATGCTTTGATTAGTATAGGATGTGCAGCAGGAGGAGCGTTTGCTTTTTGGTTTAAAATTAAAGGCTCGGTTAGTTTGCTTAGTCAAAGAGAAAAAACGTCAGAGGAGAACATTAAAGTACTCCATAAAAGATTAGACTCTTTAAAAGATGAAGTCAAAGAAAACAGAGAAAAGTCTGACACATCTATAACTGATATTACAGGCAAGATGCAAGCAATGGAGTTAAGAATTATTACAGCTATTCACGAATTAAAGATATAATGTACAGATTCAGCAGTAGAAGTTTAGACCGTTTAGAATATGTTTCGCCTATTCTTATCACTATTTTAGAGGAAGGAATTAAACACTCGCCTTATGATTTTGGAATACCTAGAGATGGTGGCTTTAGAACCTTTCGCAGACAAGAGGAGCTTTATGCTAGAGGTCGTACTACTGAGCAATTAATAGAAAAAGGCATAACAGACTTAGAAGGTAGACCAGACAAGAGCCGTATCACTTGGACTCTTAAAAGTTACCACATGACAGGCAAGGCATTCGACATCTTTGCAATAGATAACAATGGTAGAGCATCGTGGGAGATGAAATACCTAGAGCCAATAGCTAGACACTTAATACAAACAGCTTCCGACTATGGCATTATCCTTAATTGGGGTTATGACCTTTGGAAGAAAGACGGAGCGCATTTTCAAATAGATTAATTATGAAAGGAAAGATAGATAAATTCTTAGGGTATTTTATTAGCAAGAAATTAAGCGTATTTATTGTAGCTAGTTTCTTTGTTGGTTTTGGAATGATAGCTTCTAATGACTGGGTAGATGTAGCAATTATATACATAGGCGGTCAAGCTGTTGTAGATGCTGTAGCTAAGTTAAGAAAGTGAAAGGCTTACTACTTATATTAATATTTCTAACCTCTTGCAATCCACAAAATAGACTTAATAGAAAAGTAAAGAGAGCAGAGAATTACGCCTATAAACATGGCTTAGTAATTAAAGACACTATTAAGGTAGTTGATACTGTAATAGTAGAAAGCTACATACACGACACTACAGCGACTTTCTACAGGCACGATAGTATAACAGTAGTAAACAATGAGAAAGTCTTTTTAAGGTACTTTTATGACACCCTAAGACAAGAGATTTACCACGAAATAGAGTGTAAAGGAGATACAATAATTAGAGAGGTATTAGTTCCAGTAGATAAGATTAAAGTAATAGAGAAGGATAACCGCTTTATGATTATAATAGTAGTCTTACTAGCTGCTTTATTCTTTGTTATTCTTAGGCGTAATTATGTTAGATAGTATTTTGTATATTTACGCAAATTTAAAACTAGATTATGCAGCATAGAAATACTACAAGACTAAGATTAAAAGATGACGAGTTTGACCTTATCCAAAAGTACAGAAGGATAAAAGAAGAAAGTATATCAGCAGGGATAAACCCCGACGATGTTAAACATGGATGGCTCAAGACAGACAAGAGTAGCCTATTCTTTAAGAATCCTAACTTTAAGACAGAAGAAAAGAACAAATTTGCAGAGGACTTAATTAAAGAGCTTGAACAATACTCGCCAAAGTATCCAACTATAAAACGGAGCAAGTCAAAGGATGGGCATTTATTAGTTATAGATATAGCTGACTTACATATAAACAAGTATGCAGAAGCTCACTTAACAGGAGCAGACTATAACAGTAAGATAGCAGTAGAAAGAGCAATAGAAGGAACTAAAGGACTTATTCAAAAGGCTTCAGGCTTTAACATTGAAAAGGTTGTATTCGTAATAGGTAACGATGTACTTAATACCGATAATCTTTCTAGGTCAACTACTAAATTCACTCCACAGGATACGGATGTTAATTGGTTTAAAGCCTTTAACATTGCTAAAGACTGTTATATTAAATGTATAGAGTTATGTATGCAGGTTGCAGATGTAGATATAATACATTGCCCTAGTAATCACGATGAAATGAGCGGATGCCTTTTAGCTTCTGTATTGTCTGCATGGTTTAGAAAGAGTAAAAATATTACATTCGACATAAGTCCAAAGTATAGAAAGTACTACCAGTTTCACAATTCAATGCTAGAGTTTGAACATGGACACAAAGGTAAAATGTCAAACCTACCTTTACAAATGGCAAACGAGCAGCCTCAGATGTGGGCAAGTACTAAATTTAGATATGCTTATTTGCACCACGTACACCACCAAGACAAAACACAGTTTAAAAGTGGTAAAGATTTCACAGGCTGCAATGTAACCTATTTACGCTCCCCTAGTAGTGCTGACCTTTGGCACGCAGAAAGCGGATATAATAATATGGTTGCTTGCGAAGGTTTTCTACATTCTAAAGACATGGGTAGAGTTTCACATATAACACACTATTTTTAATGACACGTATAGAACTTTCAGACGACGAAATAGAATACAGCACTTACTTTCCTATTAGGGATGCCCACGATATAATGTACAGCTTTGAGGAAATGGTACGAATGTACACCAAAGCAGACTTAGAGGTAGATACTTACATCCTAGAGAGGGCAAAAGAAATTCATATTAAAAAGAGTAACTAAAATAAAAGTATTATATTTGTGCTTTCGTAGTTTAGTTTAGTTTGGAAAGGGAGTTAACATTCATTTGTTAGCTCTTTTTTTTGTGCCTATTTTAAAATAAGTACTTAAAAATTTTTTTATTCCAAAACTTATATATAATATTGTTGAAAACTTTTAAACTATAAAACTATGGAAACATCATTTAACAAAATTTGCAAAAGTATTGCAACACTTAAAACAGAGTCTCAATGTGTAGCTATTGAGTCTATGATTATGACCTTTAAAGAAAAATACCAAAGGGAAGGACACGAATACTCCTATATTTTGGTAGGCGCTTTATTAATGGCTAAACAATTAAAATTTAACTAATGAAAAGAAAACTAACTCACTCACTTTGCGAGATGCAAAAAGTACATAAGGACTTATACGAGGTTTACACGACTGACTTTTGGGATAACGGTACTTACACTATTAAAGATATTTCACACCACTCAACAGAGCGTGAAGCAAAAGAACAAAAAGAAATTAATAAACATAAAAACATAAACAAATGAAAGAACTACTAAACATTCAAAGCGAATTAAAAGCACCTAAGAGCCAATACAATTCTTTTGGTAAGTACAAGTATAGAAACTGTGAAGATGTCTTAGAGGCTCTTAAACCACTCTTAAAAAAGAATAAATGTACTTTGTATATCTCCGATAATATACTAGAGGTCGGAGGTTTAATATTTGTAGAAGCAATAGCAACTATAAAGAATGAGAAAGACCAAGAGGTAGCTGTATCTGCTCAGGCAGGAATTAACCCAAATAAGAAGGGAATGGATATAGCACAAAGTTTCGGCAGCTCCTCTAGTTATGCTAGAAAGTATGCTCTTAATGGTTTGTTTTTAATAGACGATACTAAAGATGCAGATACAGAAGCGCCACAACCTAAGCAAAAAGAAAAGATAACAGATGGCGAACTTTCTGGAATGATGTTAAAAGCTAGTATAGGAGATTTAAGAACTATAATAAAGCAATTTGAATTAACAAAAGAGCAAGCAGAAAAGGTAACAGAATTAGGTAAAAAACTAAAAGCTAAATAACATGGAAACTATTTTAAGAACTGAACTAAAAACAGCAGACGAAAGAATAATACTACTAGAAAGTACAATAGAAACTTGTAAGCGTATTATAGCTGCTATGGATGAACGAATAGAACTAATGGAGAAAAGCCACGCTTTTGAATTAGAAAACTTTTATACTAAAAACTCTGAACTATGAAGATTAGAAGCAGCGCACTAGGTAAAATAATGACAAACCCACGTAAGAAAACAGAGGTATTGTCAGCAGGATGTAAGACCTATATTAAGGAACTTGTAAAAGAGGATTTATTTGGATACAAGTCTACAATAGATTCTAAATACCTAACCAAAGGAATAGACTTAGAAGATACCTCTATAGACCTTTATAACGAAGTACATGGTACTTTATATCTAAAGAATACAGAAAGGCTCTCAAATGAGTTTATAACTGGCGAATGCGATATAAATGCAGAAGATAAAATAATAGACATAAAGTCTAGTTGGTCTTTAGAAACATTTCCTGCATCCCCAGAGGATGTAAATAATAAAGATTACGAATGGCAGTTAAGGGGTTATTTATGGCTCTATGATAAGCCTAAAGCAGAACTAGCTTATTGTATGGTTAGTACTCCTGACTACTTATTAAAAGAGTGGGATAACTATAAGATTCACAAAGTAGATAAACACGACCCATTCCTAAGAGTTACTACTATCTCATTTGAAAGAGATGTAGAAAAGGAGGCACTAATAGAACAAAGAGTTAAAGACTGTAGAGAGTTCTACAATGAGTACAGAGATTCTATACTAAACAAACAGCCAATACTAAGCGAATGAGAAAGGAGGATAGATTTAAACCCTACATTTATAAAGTGTATAATAGTAGAGGAAAGCTAGAGGAGTATAGTAGGTATTACTACACTAAAAAAGAAGCCTTAGACTGGTATAACAAGCAAGGCAAATGGCTAGAGAAACACCTTAACAGAAAACTAATATTAATCGACACAGATATAAACTTATTCACTTATTTAAAAAATTATGATAACATTACTAAGAACATTAACAAAGAAATCCTATCTTAAATTTGGAAGGTATTATGACATGAGGGTTGGCGATTTATTAATAAGGCAACAGCACAGGATATTAAGATTTTATTATTTTAATTGTGATAAAATAACTTTCGTTGATGAAATTCTTGACGAAATAAATATTCCAGAAGATTTTAGAATTGAAAAGCCTGGTAAAAATCCAGAATTAAATTTTGAATTAAATGAAATACACAATTCTAATATGTCGTATAAGGCGAAAAGACACTTTGAAAAGATAAAAAAGTATTCAAACCTTGCTGAACATAGAAAAATAAAACATAAAGAAGCACGTTCAAAAGGCGGACTACGTGATGCAAATCAAGGTAAAAGAAATTTTTAAAACTAAAAACTAAAAACAATGTACCAAGCACACTATTTAACAGATAAAGGTATAAAAGCCTATTTAAGAACAGTAGACGAGGAAGTCTATAGAAAACATAAACAAATGTATTTGAACCACGATAAACACATAGACAATATTTGCAGGTTAGTATTTGCCTATTTTGATGTGCCACTAGAAAAGATTAAAGTAAAGAACAGACAAGCTAATATAATAAGAGCTAAACAATTTACTGCATACTTTTTAAGGCGCGAAGTTCGTAGAATAACCCTGACCGAGATAGGGCAAGTATTCGACCTAGACCATGCAACAGCTATCCACTCAATCAATAAAATAAAAGGAGTAATAGAAGTAGATAAAGAATATAGAAGCTATCACAATGAACTATGTACTAAACTAATGGAATTATATAGATAAAAATTAGTATATTTGTAACCAATTAAAAATTAAATTATGGAATTAGAAGTAAAAGGAACTCTGACTAAAATAGGAGAAACAGTAACAGGAACAGGTAAGGATGGCGCACCATGGCAAAAGCTAACCTACTTAGTAACAACAGACCAGACTTACAATAACTTATACGCTTTTGAAGTATTCTCTCAGGAGAAGGTAGAGCAGTTTAAAAAGTATAACGTAGTAGGTAATAAGGTAAGCGTAAAATTTAACGTATCAACAAATGAATGGAAAGGAAAGTATTTCACGACTTTACAGTCTTGGAGATGCACAAAGGACGATTCACAGACTACAGCGAAAGCGACTGTACAAGCTGAGGAAGAAAGTGATTTGCCCTTTTAAGAAGGTAATAGATTTATTTTTAAATAATGGGTATAGTAGAAAAGGGAGTTCTTAATTGAGTTCCCTTTTTTTATCGTCGTACTCTTAGACCTTATGTTTCCTACAAATCCGCGCTTCGCCACTTTATTTTGCCTATGAGAGATTTTCATAAAGTGAAAGTTACAACTAAAATATTTTTTTCTGCAAATCTATCGACGAAGTGACGTAAATATTCAAAAAGCTAATGATAGCAAAGGATGTAGGCACGTCACTTTAAAAAATGAATCGACGTAAATAAAAATAAAGCGCGGAAAGTATTCTATGTTAAAAAAAGTATTATCTTTGTGCTTCAAGTGACATAGGAACTCACAAAACATTGTTAAAAATCCTTATCTTAGAATGCCCTTCCTATGTGGCTACTTTGATAGGGATTTTTTTTATAAAATAATATGGAGAAAATAACAGTTTATAAAAGTTTATTCGATTCTAAAGGAGTGGCTTTTTATATTACAATAGACCAAGCTCTGGAAAGAGTGAAAATAGGAAAGTCTAAAGAGCTTATTCAAAAGATTAGAAAGGAATCTAACAAAGAGAAAAGAAATAAATTAAAAGAGAAATGTATTTGCGTATTGTTTAATGGAGAGTTCAGCTCTAGGAATGATAACAGCTTAGTTAATCATTCGGGTTATTGTGTTTTAGATTTTGATAATTTTGAAAGTAAAAAGGTTTTAAAAGAACAAAAAGAACTATTAAAAAAAGATAAGTATATTTATTCTGTTTTCGTTTCTCCTTCGGGTAATGGCTTAAAAGCATTGGTAAAAATACCTAAATGCACAAAAGAAGAACATCCTCTTTATTTTAATGAATTAAAAAAGCATTTTAATAGTAAGTATTTTGATGCTGCAAATAAAAATGTGAGTAGAATATGCTATGAGTCTTATGATAGTGATATTTATATTAATAAAGATTCTGAGCTGTGGGATAAAATAGAAGTAAAAGAAGGATATAACTATATTGAAAGAGTACCAACTATTCCAGTAAACGATGAAGCTAGAATAATATCTTTAGTTATGAAATGGTGGGAGTCAAAATACGGAATAATAGAAGGACAAATAAATAACAATTTGTTTATTTTAGCTTCTGCTTTTAATACTTATGGGGTACATCAGTCTACCTCTATTGATTACATGATAACTCAATTTAATCTATCTAATAAGATTAATGAAGTAACTAATATAAACAGAAGCGCATACTCTAAGGTAGGAGATTTTAAAACAAAGTATTTTGAAGATGCAAAAGCTATAATAGATGTAAAGAGAAAGCTATCTAATGGAGTGAGCAAAATAGAAGTAAAGGAGGAGCTATTAAAAAGAGTGCAGCCATTAGAAGCGGAGAAGATAATATCTGAGATAAAAGAAACTATAGAGAACTTTTGGAGTATATCCGTTAATAAGCAAGGAGTAACAAAAGTAAACATTAACAATGCAGACTTTAAAATATTCCTACAGTCTAAAGGATTCTTTAAGTACTATGCTGAGAAGTCAGAAACTCCGATATTTGTTAGAGTGAAATCTAATATAGTTTCTAATTCATCAGTAGAGAAAGTAAAAGACTTTATCCTGGACTACGTAGAAGGTTTAAAGCTGTGGGATGTTTGGAACTATCTTACTAGCTCTGTAAAGTTCTTTAAAGATTCTTATCTTAATATGCTAGATAGTATTGATTTAAGAATGTTGCAGGACACTAAAGACAATTCGTTTATATATTATTCTAATGGAGTAGTTGAGGTAACTAAAAATAGTATAGAGTTAATTGACTACGTAGATATAGATGGTTACATTTGGGAAAACCAAATAATAAAAAGAGATTTTAACAAAAGCAAAGATATTGATAACGACTTTAAGGACTTAGTTTCTAAAGTTTCAGATAATAATAAAGATAGAAGGGACTCACTAGAAAATACGATAGGTTATTTAATGCACAGCTTTAAAGATAAGACAGACCAAAAAGCTATAATATTAAACGACCAAGAGATAAACGATGACCCGAATGGGGGGAGTGGTAAAAGTTTAATGTTAACTGCAATATGTTACTTTAAAAAAGTAGTTAAAATAGATGGTAAAAGTTTCGACCCTTCTCGCTCAGACTTTGTATATCAAAGGGTGGATATCGATACCCAGACACTAGCATTTGATGACGTAAAAAAGAATTTTAATTTCGAGAATTTATTTAGTTTAATTACAGAAGGGATAACAGTAAATAGAAAAAACAAAGATGAAATATTTATTCCATTTGAGCGCTCTCCTAAAGTTATAATAACTACTAACTACGTAATAGATGGCGCTGGTAATTCACACGATAGGAGGAGGCACGAAATAGAGTTTAATCAATTCTTTAACGGTAACCATACTCCACTAGATGAATATGGCAAACTTTTATTTGATGAGTGGAATTCTAACGAGTGGGTTAGTTTTGATAATTACATGATTAACAACCTTCAAAAGTTTTTAATTAATGGATTGACTAGTACAGTATCAATTAATGCAGACGTCAAAAGATTTATACAAAGCACTAGCAAAGATTTTTACGACTGGATAGAGGATGGAAACTTAAAGCCAAATGTAAAATATTATAATACAGAAAAGAAAGAGGAGTTTATAAAAGAATATAAAGAATTTACTAATCTATCTGGTAGAGCTTTTTTATTATGGGTTCAAAAGTGGTGCAACTTAAAAGGGTACACTTTAGATAAAAGAAGGGATAGCTCTAGGTATTTTGTAATGATAGACGAAGCTAATAAATGGGAAGATAATAACGAAGATATATTTTAAGATTATGAAATTTGAAATAAGCAGAATGGAATTAGTAGAAAATGAATATGGTAAAAATGACCTACTAATAAAACAAGTAAAAGTAATGACGTGCAAAGGGAAGTATATTAAATTTGCTACCCTTAACGAGGCACTACTGAAAGCATTAAAGGAAAGCGAAAGCATAACAGTAAAGAACAATGTTTGAGCTAAGAGAATACCAAAAGAAAGCCTCAAAAGATGGTTTTGATATACTGAGAAAAAAGGGTATATTGATTCTAAACTTTGAAGTAAGAACAGGCAAGACTCACATAGCTTTAGATATAAGCAGGAACTATAACAATGTTTTGTTTGTAACTAAGAAAAAAGCTATCTCAAGTATTGAATCAGACTATAAAACAGCAGGACACACCTATAACTTAACAGTTATCAATTACGAATCTTTACATAAAGTTAATGGTAGATTCGACTTAGTTATAGCAGATGAGAGTCATGGACTAGGAGCTTATCCAAAGCCTTCTAAGAGAGTCAAAGAATTATCTAAGCACATAACAAAGGATTTGATTCTAATGACTGGAACGCTGTTACCTGAGTCAAACGCTCAGATATACCATCAATTATATGTTAGCCACAAGACACCGTTTAGAGCGTTCAGGAGCTTCTATAATTGGCATAAAGTATTTGGAACTCCTGCAACTATTTACACGTCATACGGAGAAGCTAAAGACTATTCTATTGTAGACTACTCAAAGATTAAAGAATACATTAAACCTTTACTCTTAACTTATACACAAAAAGAAGCAGGATTTAACTCTAATATTCAAGAGAAAATACTAAGAGTACCAATAAAAGAAAGCACTATTAAATTAGCGAACAGACTTAAAAAGGATTTAGTAGTAGAGGGAAAAGACGAGGTATTACTTGCAGATACTGGAGTAAAATTAATGAGTAAACTACATCAGCTTTATAGTGGTACGGTTAAATTTGAAAGTGGGAATAGTAAAGTTATTGATTATTCAAAAGTAGAGTATATTAAAAAGAACTTTGAAGGTAAGAAACTAGCTATATTTTATAAATTTAAGGAGGAGCTGAACGCTATTAAGTCTGTGCTAGATGTCACTCAGGATATAGAGGAGTTCAATACAACGGATAAACATATAGCTTTACAGATTGTAAGCGGTAGAGAAGGGACTAACCTATCTAAAGCAGATTTTATTATCATGTACAATATAGATTTTAGCGCAGTTAGTTACTGGCAAGCTAGAGATAGAATGACAACTATAAAAAGAAGCAATAATATTGTATATTGGTTGTTCAGTATTGGAGGGATAGAAGATAAAATATACAAGGCTGTAATGAATAAAAAGAATTATACAACTCAAACTTTTATAAAAGATGTTAGAATCGAAATACCAAAGAAAGATAATTAAGGATTTTGAAAGCAGGGGGTATTATGTTTTGAATTTAATTAAGACTAATAAGTCAGGCATTCCAGACCTACTAGCTTTAAAGAAAGGAGAAGAACCTATATTTATAGAAGTGAAAGCAGCTAAGGGAGTAGTATCTAAACTACAGGAATATAGAATAAAAGAACTAAAAGCTCTAGGGTTTACTGCTTATATTGATAGAAATGAAAGTAATTTATAAGGATAAAACAAAAAAGCTATTAAAAAATTAGGTAGAGTAAAATATTCTATTTAAAATTGCAGATATAAACTAAAATTAAAAACTATGAACGAAAAACCAAACATTAAAAGAGTTTATCACCCATATACATTATGGGAAGATTATAAGCATGGGTTCTATAATAATTGCACAGGAGCAGACAAAGACAATATGCTACTTAAGTCTATTGAAATGTTTAATGACGAAAAGCTAACAAAAAAGTATATGAATAAAGTTATAGAAACATGGAAGTATTCATGCGAACAAAATTTAACTAATCCATCTATGAATAAGATAGCGTATATTGGACAAGGAGCTTGTTGCTTATATGCAGGAGTTCCATCAACCGTTACAATGGAAGCATGGAGTCATTTAACAGAAGAAGTTAAGGATAGGTCAAATGATTTAGCTAAAGAAGTTATAAGTAATTGGGATAATAACAATAAAAAAATACAGCTATGCCTAAATATTATATAGATAAAACAGTGCTTCAAGCAACTAAAGAAAGAATAGAATATACATTTGATAACTTTAAAAAAATATACGTTTCTTTTAGTGCGGGTAAAGACTCTACAGTTATGCTCCACCTAGCAATGGATGAGGCAAAAAAAAGAAATCAAAAGATTGCTGTAATGATTGTTGATTTAGAAGGTCAATACAAACTAACTATAGACCATATAAAAGAATGTATAAAAGAATATGAACATTTAATAGATTTGTATTGGATATGTTTACCGATTCATTTAAGAAATGCAGTTTCAGTATATGAGCCATTCTGGATGTGTTGGGATAAAGAAAAGAAAAAAGACTGGATAAGGGAGCTTCCTGATAACTCTATAAGTGATGAAAATTACTTTCCATTTTTTACTAGAGGAATGGAATTTGAGGAGTTTGTTCCTGAATTTGGGGAGTGGTATTCTCAAGGAGAATTAACAGCTTGTTTAGTTGGTATAAGGACAGATGAAAGTTTAAATAGATACAGAACAATAGCTAGTGATTCTAAAATAACCTATGATTCAAAACAGTATACAACTAAGGTAACTGATAATGTATTTAATGTTTATCCTGTTTACGACTGGAGAACAGAAGATATTTGGATATATCATGCAAGGAATCCAAAAAAGAGATATAATGAACTTTATGAACTTATGCATAAGGCAGGTTTAGGAATACATCAACAAAGAATTTGCCAACCATACGGAGATGACCAAAGAAGGGGTTTATGGTTATTCCATTTAATAGAGCCTGAAACATGGGCGAAAGTTGTTGCAAGAGTTAATGGAGCTAATTCAGGAGCTTTATACATAAATGAAAGTGGCTCAATAACTGGGTATAATAAAATAACAAAACCTGACCACCACACATGGGAGTCTTTTAGTATGTTATTTTTAAATAGTATTCCAGACGTAACTAAAGAACATTTTTTAAATAAGATATATACATTTATAACATGGTGGGAGGATAGAGGATATGCGCTAGGTATTCCTGATGAAGCTCCTTATTTATTAGAGGGTAAAAAAATAGTGCCATCATGGAGAAGGATATGTAAATCTTTATTAAGAAATGATTTTTGGTGTAAAGGGTTAGGTTTTACGCAACACAAAACAGCAGCATATAAAAAATATCTAGAATTAAAGAAAAGACAAAGAACAGAAAATAAATTTTTAAACGTAAAAAACTAAGATTATGAAATTAACAGAATTAGAAGAAAAGATTTTAAGTAATGCTCAAAACGATATTAGAGCATTAAGATATTCGTCATTAGATAACAAGGTTCATATAATTAATGAATTTAAGAAGTTGCTACATAACGAAAGTCCATTTAATACAGAGCCTGTAGATTGTGTTCTTTGGGTAAAGAATGATACAGTACACGCAAACGATTACAACCCTAATAGTGTAGCTCCTCCAGAAATGGAGTTACTAAGATTATCTATAGCGAGTGATGGATATACACAGCCAATAGTAAGTATGAAAGATGGAGAAGATACAAGAGAGGTTATTGATGGCTTTCACAGAAATAGAGTAGGTAAAGAATGTGAAGATATTCAAAAAAGAGTACATGGATATTTACCTGTAGTTACAATAAGAGAAAGTCAAAAAGGACTTAACGATAGGGTAGCATCTACAATAAGACATAACAGAGCTAGAGGTAAGCATGGAGTTGAAAGCATGAGTGATATTGTAGTTGACCTTAAAAAAAGAAACTGGTCTGATAAAAAAATATCTAAAGAATTAGGAATGGATGCTGACGAAGTTTTAAGATTAGCTCAAATATCGGGTTTAACAGAATTATTTGCAGATAAGGAGTTTTCAAAAGCATGGGAAACTGAGCCAATGACAAAAGTATCTTAATGCAATCTAAGAAGCACAGTATAATAGAGAGCGTAGCTAATACCGTAATAGGGTTAGTTACCTCTTTTATTATTCAATTAATAATATACCCTTTGTTAAACATTCCAGTAACCATATCGCAAAATGTAATAATTACTTTTGTTTTTTTTATTGCTAGTGTATTAAGGGGTTATTTAATTAGAAGATATTTTAATAAAAAAGAATGAGCCTAAAGAAACTTAAATCTAGTAATTACGTTATCAAAAATATTAAACAAAAAAAAGTATTATATTTGCAAACGTGAACGAAAGTTTTATAAAAGAAAAAAGGCAAGTAATAGAAACAGCTTGTAAGAATATCTGCAAACATTCTGACATTTGGAAAGACTTATCTCAGGAGGTTAATATATATTTTTTGACTAATGAGCTACCTAGCAACCTAAATAAGATAGATGGGTTTATTTTCGTGGTAGCTTATAAGATGTTTCACTTGTCGGGTTCTGAATTTAACCGTTTGCACTTTGACAATGTTTTGCAGGAATCTACAGAACTTGACTACTTAAAATTGAAAGACATTCCGTATATTAGTGAGAATGTTTACAAAGAATATTTAGAGCAAGTAAAACAACTGGATGAAATGGAGCGTATTTGGGTAGAGGAGATAGTTAAAAGAAACCTATCTATAAAACTATTCTCAGACCATACAGGAATACATAGAGCCACAGCAAAGGAACGAATGGAAAGCATTTACAACAAATTAAGAAAACAAAACAAATGACTATAATAATAATATCAATACTGGCAGTACTAGGATGGACTAATCTTTTTAAACAAACCTTTACAACTAAGGAGGGTTTTAGATATGTTTACCAACCAATAAGTAAGATACTTTATACTTTAGACTTTAAGCCTTTGAGCTGTGCTTACTGTCTTTCTTTTTGGTTTGGCTTGGTTCTTACTATAGGCTCTTTAGATATTAACTACATGATTATATTTTTATACTTTGCAAAACAAGATTAATGGACTACAGAAAACTTAAATGGGGAGCTTTAAAGAGCTATGCAACTAAGCTAGGAATAAACACTAAAGGAATGACTAAACAAGTCCTCTTAGAGTGGTTAGATGCGATGCCTGATGAAGCGCATGGAATAGAGGAGCTAAAGCCTTTCACAGGCATTAAACAAGAGCATCCATTATTTGAGGAGATAAAAGACTATCTACCATATTTAAAAGCCTATAAGAAGCTCCATGCTATTAGTCCAGTTCCAGAAGTGAACAAAGCAATAGCAGCCTTATTTTTAAAGTACATTGAGGAGGATAAAAACATACGGTTAAATTTAGGGTGCGGAATATGCAAGCAGAGATATTACGAGAGAATGATAGCAGGTTATAATAGGCTAGTAGATGAGTATGGAGGAGAACGTATATAACTACTGTTTAGAAGTACACGAGGATGGTAACCTTTACATGGTCACAGAGTATATGAATGGATACATTACGATATGGGCAGCGAACGCCACAATAGAAGCAGATGGAGAAGTATATTTTATAAATTTATATGAAGATTAAACGTAAACACTATAAAGCCCTACAGTATGCCTCACTTATTCAGAGGTGGAAATACTTGCCCACAAACTTTATATTTGAAGTAGTGCAAAATAGCGAGGTAAATGAAACAATGTTAAACAGAAATAGAATAGAGCAGAATGGTAAATGAATATGAAGAAATGGACTGGAGCAAAGAATACACATATAAAAATAAAAAGATATACATTAGCCACGAAACTAAGAAGTATATTTTATGCTCATTCTATGAGAGTGGGAAAGGAACTTTTAAACTAGACAAAACAGAATTTCATGGATAGAATAAAACTATTTAATGTAGGTTATCAAATCTACTTAATACCGACTATTAAATTTACCCACTCAAAAGCATTGAATGGATATAGAGCCTTAGAGTTTATATGGTTAAATTGGGGAGTTTAAAAAAGACTGCCATAGATTTACAGCAAAGCCTAGCGAGTTTATGCAAACTTATGGAGATTTTAATTGTAAAGATAAAGTAGCAATAGATACATTCTTTTGGAGTAATAAGAACATTAAAAGAAATGAGTAGCTTATTAGATAAATGGCAAAGCAAACTAAGGTTAAAAGAGTGGAGCTTTATTACAGAGGATATATTACCTGAGCAAGTAGTTTATGATAATGACTGCCCAGATAAAGATAGATACTTTGTAGGCATAGAAATAGACAAAGAAAATAAGATAGGTACAATCTACCACGACAGAGAATTAACAGAAGCAGATATAATACACGAACTGCTGCACGTTAAGCATCCAAATAAAAGCGAGGACTGGATAAACAAAACAGAAAACATACTAAACAATGGATAAGGAGCTAACACCTAAAGAACAGAAATTTGCAGAGCTATGTGTAACACTAGGGAATCAAACAGAAGCATATAGACAGGCTTATAATGTCACTAATAAGGATGCTGAATGGATTAAAGTTAGAGCTTCTGAGTTGGCAAACAAAAGTAACATAACGGTAACTATCCAAAACCTTAAAATGGAAGTATCTAAATCTCATGGAATAGATAGGTCATTTATCTTAAAAGGTTACTTAGAAATTATAAGCGATGCAGACTACACATTCCAACTAGGAGCAGATAACACGCTTTCTAAGGAAGATAAACAAGCATTCTATAGGGTTATGAATCAAACTAAGAATACTGACAAACTAAGAGCCTTAGAATCCATTGCTAAAATGATGGGACTTAATGAGCCTGAAGTTGTGGAGCATAACCATATAGTTAAAACATATAAAACAAATTGGGGATAATTGGAGGAGGTAGACTTATATAGACCACACCCAAAACAAAGGGAGATACATAAAGCCTTAGACACAGATATTAAGTATTGTATAGTTTCTATAGGTCGGCAATTTGGGAAGTCTACACTAGGCGAGAATCAATCTATAAAATGGGCATTAGAAAATAACCACTGGAAGATAGGTTGGGTATCTCCAATATACAAACAAGCAAAGAAAGTATTTAAGGACATAGAGAAAGCTGTTATAGGTTGCCCATTTATTACCAACGTAAATAAAGGAGACTTAATACTAGAATTTGCTACTGGCAGCTCTATACAGTTTTACTCAGCAGATGCCTACGATAGTATAAGAGGGGAAACATTCGACGCTCTTATTTGTGATGAGTTCGCATTCTTTAGACCTGAAGCGTGGAATGAAGTACTAAAAGCTACTGTATTAGTCAGAGGTAAAAAGGTACTTATCTTATCTACTCCAAAGGGAAAGAACCAATTTTACAATCTGTTTAACCTAGCTGAACACAATAGCAACTATATTAGTTTCAGAGGCAGCAGCTATGATAACCCATTTATAGACCCCGAAGAAATAAAGGAAGCAGAAAGGAACTTACCCGACCATGTATTTAAACAAGAGTATCTAGCGGAGTTCTTAGACAATGGTAGTAGTGTATTCAGAAATATACAAGAGTGCGTTAAAAGCTCTAATAACACCTCTAGCCTTTATGCAGGGATTGACTTAGGTAGGTCAGATGATTATACAGTTTTAACTATTGTAGACTCAAATAATATAGAGGTATATTGTGAAAGGTGGAGGCACATGGAATGGAGTGCTATAATTAACAATATTGTAGAGCAGCTAAATAAGTATAGACCTAATACCTTAGTCGAATCTAACGGTGCGCAAGATGCTATCTTTGAGCAGATACGTAATAAGGTCAGCTATAATAAGAACTCAATACAGCCTTTCGTTACTACTTCCAAAAGTAAGCAGAATATAGTAGAGGATTTAATAGTTAAATTTGAGAATAAGGATATAGGAATAATAGGACACGATTGGCAAGTAAACGAGCTAGAAGTATTTACCTATGAGTACAACTTAAAGACTAGAGCTATAAAGTATTCTGCTCCTGTAGGCTTACACGATGATTATGTAATGAGTAGAGCAATAACAAACCACGCTTTAAAAACTATGAAGTCAAGCGGCAAGTATTTTGTATATTAATTATACAACTATTAAATAATTTTACAATAGACAATATGAGAATACCAAAGAGCCTAAAGGAGGTACTTGTAAAAGATTACATACAAATCAATAAGATAAGGAGTGCTGAGTACGATAACCCATTTACTAGGACTATCGACCTATTGTGTATTTTCAATGACAGAGAGGATGTACTAAAGCAGAAGCCTTCTGAAATAGCTGTAGACTTGAGCCACTTATTAGTTGAGCCTAGCAGAGTGCTTAAACAGTATTTCACTATTAACGGTAAACGCTACGGAATAGTTAACCATATTAACGATTTAGAAGCAGGGCAATACATGAGCTTTACTACTTACTTGAAAGGCTTTGCAGATAACCCAAATGTACATATTGAGCAGATGCCCGACATTCTAGCTAGTGTTATCTTCCCAGTAGACAAAAACAATAAGGTCATGGCTATTGAGCCTAGCTACTTTCGTAACCTAGCAGATGACATACGTAATACAATGTCTATAGAAGATGCTTACCCGATTTGTGTTTTTTTTTGTCTGCTGTCAACGAGCTTAATGAAAACTACTCAGGACTATTTGAATCAGAAAGTAGAGAAGATGACGACAGAGAGCAGGAACGTGATTTTGGAAGTAGCGAAGGATTTGGAGAGAGATGGGGATGGATTGCCACCCTCGATAATCTCTGCAATGGAGACTTTACAAAAAGACCACACTACGAAAAAATGAATGTAATAGAGTTTCTAAATATTTGCTCCTATGTTAAGGAGAAACAAAAAGCAGAAGCAGCACACCGTAGAATGGAGGAACTAAAAAGAAGATGAGTAACGAATTAGTAACACCACATAGTACAATTAGGGAGGTTCTTAAAGAGTTTGGCTTAGAGATGCAAAAGGATTTAAGAGCTGAGTTAGTAAAAGATAAGGCTTATGTTTCTGGAAACTTAGCAGAGCAAATAGAGTTTAGTTCTATAATCAATGGTGAGGGTTATGTATTTACGCTTAGATTAAAAGACTATTACGATTATGTGAATAAGGGAGTAAGTGGAACGGATAAGAAAAGACCTAATACACCTTATTCTTATATGTCAAGTTCTAAGATACCTTTTTACTTTGCTAAACAATGGATGAATAATAAAGGTTTGTTTTTACCGAAAGGTACAGCTTTTTCAAGTATGGCAACTAGGAAAACTTATAAGGTAGGTAGTAAGGACTCACAGGCTTTTGCAATGGCTAGAAGTTGGAAAGAGAAAGGAATTAAGGGCAACCATTTCTACGATAAGGTAGTAACAGAAAAGAGACTAGACAAACTTAGAAAAGACTTAGCAAGTGCAGCAGCAGGAGATATGAAGATAGCATTAACAGACACATTTAAAAGACTTAAATAATGGCAATAAATATACTAGCAACTCCTAAAGACTTTGCACCCGTTTACAACAAAATGGAGTACCTTATAGAATCTAACAATTATACAGAGCCAAACTTTGCACACCTAGTAGATATCTATATAAATGGCTCAGTAACTAAAACTGTACGCTTAAGAATACCAGTAAGACCTTCCGATAGTAAAGGGAAGGTAGATATTCATAGAGTATTAGAATCAGCTCTAACAAGCGATGTAGGTAATCCAGACCCAACAGCAGATGCAGGAACTTATGAAGCTCCAAATAGCTCACTATCTTATATAGTTAAATTCGGGGAGGAGTTTGGGAATCCTGTAGTACAATATCCTGACCTTACTATTGATTCAAGTAGAAACGCTTTTAATGCATCTTTAGAGAAGCGACCTTTTATAAATTGGGATGTAACAGATTACGAGTTTACCATATTCGGAGGTAATAAGAAATTCCTTACAAATATGCCTGATAATCATAAAGTATCTATTAACTCACATGGATGGCTTTATTATAAGACAGATGCTCCATTGTTTAATTTTCAAGTTATTACAAAAGATAGCGCAGGAGCTACTATAAATACTTTTGAGATAGACCCGTCTGCTAGTTCTGGAGAGATTCAATTTATACCTTCATCTCCTGCCTCGCTTAACTCTATAGATAATGCTAATTTATTAGCGGGGTTACAGCCTATAATCACAGACTCTGTAGCATCTTATACTATATTAGCTAAATCAAATGTACTAGCTTCTGCCTCAGAAACTAGAACTTTTGTAATAGAAGAAAATTGCAAGTACAATACAAACACTTTAATATTCCAAAACAACTTAGGAGCATTCGATAACTTTACTTTTTACTTAGGAGATGAGTCTACAACTAAGATAGAGAAAAAGGATATGAAGGTAAACGTAGACACAGTCGTGGGTACTGATATTGTCTACTCCATGAATGAGCGTGAAAAGGTTACATACTATACTAAGAATACACCGAGTTTAAAACTTATGTCCGATTGGATTACAGAAGCAGAAAGCAACTGGTTACTAGAACTAATGTCTAGTCCTGAGATATACTTACAAGAGGGTAACGAGTTAACAGCAGTAGCAAAGATACAAGCTACTTCATACACTAAGAAAAAGGTAGTAAGGGAGAAGCTATTTAAAATTGAGGTAGAGCTAGAAATGGGTTACGATGATTACAGACAAAGAATGTAAATGGTAAAAGAACAGCTAATAATAGAAGGGGTAACTATTCCAATAGACAAGGGTATTTCTACGGTGCTAACTTTTAGTATTAAAGATATACAACAACCTGACAAAGTAAAGTCTAGCTTTAGTAAGACTATTAAACTACCGGGAAGTAAAGCAATAAATGATAAGCTCAATTTTATCTTTGAAGTTAATAGTGATTCTACTTTTAACCCTAACTTAAAACTAGATGCGGTTTACTACCAAAATGACATTGCGGTATTTAGTGGATTTATCCAGTTAAAAGACATTATTAAAAAAGACTATAACCAAGTAGAGTATAGTGTAGTTTTATTTGGAGAAACAGCCAACATCTTTAGAGAGCTAGGCAATAAGTTTCTGAATGACGCAGGGATGAATTGGGATAACTTAGACCATGACTACACCCAAGTAAATCAAGAAAATAGTTGGGATACTAGCTATATCTTAAATGGAGCAGTAGAGCCTTTCCAATATGGAAGCGGATACACTTATCCAATGTGTAATTTTGGAAATGATACGGATATAGAAGTATATAATGTTAATGAGATGTTTCCTGCTATTTATGCCAAAGAGTATATAGACAGAATGTTTGCAGATTCAAATTATACTTACACATCTACTTTCTTTAATAACCCTTTATTTAAGCGGTTGATTATTCCATTTAATGGCAAGGAATTTAAACAGACTCAAACAGATTTAAGTCCTAGAAGGGTGCGAGTTAATACTCCTTTGTTTTTAGCTAGTGGATTAGATAGTTTTGATATTGATTCATCGACTGGCCTTAATGTTGTATCTAGTAATTCTATTAGGTTAACAAATGAAGTGATAGATGCTGACAACCAATACAATCCTACTACAGGAGTTTTAACTGTAGGAGCTACTGGTTTTTACAGAGTTTCATTTGATGTCATAATACAGACTGAAACTACACCAAAAGCGGGTGTAGCAATAGGAGATATTAATGGCAATGGCGCACCTCTTTTTTTTAATCTTTTTAAAATAGCTCTTAATGGAGTTGAGATAAACAATATATCTTCATCTACTGCTGCAACTGAACCACTATCTCCATCTGTAACCTATACAACATCAAACCCAACTACATACCCAGACAATAACTTTAAGTCAAGTGGCGGTTTTCAAGCTAGAAACTATAATCCACCTAACCAATATAAATTTAGTGTAGATGTGCAATTACAAGCAGGGGATTTAATAACGGTTTTATTAGATACTAGTTGGAAGCACGCTCCGTTTGTTTCTCCATCTGGATATATAGTTAATGCAATTTACCCCTATTACGATGTTGGCTCTATTCCTATTAATGGGTGGCATTCAGACTTTAACCTCATACTTACAAGTGCTAACTTTTCGCTTGATGTATTAGCTTCAACTTACGTAGAAGGAGATACTATTAATATGTTTTCAGCTATTCCTGAGAAGATAAAGCAAAGAGATTTCTTAACATCCATTATAAAGATGTTTAACCTCTATATGATACCCGACGAGAACAACCCAAAGAATATTATTATAGAAACTAGAGAGGACTTCTACACTCCAGACATAATAGATTGGAGTCAGAAGCTAGATTATTCTAAAGAGCATAATTTAACACCTACTGCTGTAACCAATAAACAGAAATACATATACACCTATAAAAAGGATGCTGACTATTACAATAAGAAATATGAAGCAAGTTGGCTAGACATATACGGTACTAGAAACATCTACCTAGATAATGATTTTAATAAATCTGAGCATAAGACAGAGCTTATCTTTTCACCTACTCCAATAGTAGGACAGCTAACAAATGATAGGGTTATCCCCACTATTATAGATGTAGATTCTAACTTACAGCAAAAGACAATTAAATCTAATATTAGGATATTATACTACGGAGGTTTAAAACCTAGTGTTGTTAACTGGACTCACGAAGCAATAGCAGGAGATGTCATACAACCTACCTATCCTTATGCAGGACATTTTGACGACCCCTATAATCCGACTTTAGATATTAATTTCGGATTGCCAAAAGAGATATACTATGATAACACCTATGGGAGCATTACAGTAACGAATAACAACCTATATTTAGCTTATCACAGAAAAGAATTAGAGCAACTTACAGATAAGGATAGTAAGATATTCAAAGGATATTTTTTGTTAAACCCTACAGACATTTCAAATTTATCTTTTAGACCTTCTTATTTCTTTGAAAATGAATACTGGACACTACATAAAGTTATGTATAGCAGCTCTATCTATCAGCCTAGTAAATGCGAGTTCTTAAAACTAAAAGAAGTGCCTACACCAACAGCAATAACTGAGGAGCTAATAGGAGGGTTAGGAACTATTGGAGATGAAGAAATTCCTAATATATTTCAGGATGTACTTTCTGGAAACAATATACTAAATATGAAGTCTAGCCACGTAGATGGGTTAAACAACTTTATAGACAAAACTGCAATGTTTGTAGATATTAAAGGAGATTCTAACAAGGTATTCACAGGAAGTAAAAACATAACTATACAAGGAGACAATAATGTAATAGAGTCAAACTTGGAAAACATAACCCTAATTAATACAAGTGGAGTAACAGTAACGGAGTCGAATGTAACTTACATTAATGGAGAAATAAAAGGAACTGGTAGCGTGGTACTTATAGATTCAAATACTACAGCAGATGAGAAAGTAAGTACTTATTTATGTGATAGCTCAGCAGGAACAATAGTTATTTCATTGCCTGACTTTCCGACTGTTGGGAAGGTATGGAACTTTAAAAAACTAGCATTAAACAATACTATACAAATAAGAGTAAACGCTCCCAACTCAATAGATGGGCAACTAGTTAAAAACATAAACGCATTAAATAACGCCTACACTTTACAATTTAACGGAGTAAACTATAAGATAATATAATGACATATATCCCAGACATATACTCAGGAGTAAATTATATAGCTCCTAATAACATTCTAACGATTATCCAATATAGTCAAATGATTAACTATGGAGGGTTAAATGTGCAAGGGGTTCTAGTTATAAATGGAGATTTAATATTAAAATAAAACAAATGGCAAATATACAAATAGGCACAGCAGCAGGAACTACTTTAGGTAACCCACCAAGTGGAGACTTTTACATTTTTATAGATAGTGATAATGCAAATAAATACACTTTAAGAAATAGTGCAGGAACAGATACTATCTTAGGAGGTGGAGTAGCTGCAACTCTTTACGGTTTATATTCGCAAACTGTACAAAGTGCAACTATTAACACAGTAGGGGAGCAGTCTATTGTAGGAAGTGGAGTAGGAGCTTTAACCGTTCCTGCTGGATTCTTTACAGTTGGCGACTCTTATCATGGTAAAATAGGGGGAGTTTTAAATGCTACTGGAGGCGGTTCACGTTCTGAATTGATTGTGAAAATTAAAACTGGTGCTACCATTTTAGCGAGTACGGGAGTATTTGATTTAGATACTGCAACTAATCAGGGGTGGGAATGCGAACTAGATTTTACAATAGCAACTATTGGAGCTAGTGGAAGCATCCGTACAAATGGTAATTTTGCCTATGTGAAAGATAATGATAGGAAAGTAAGCGGTTACATCTTCCAAGACGTTCAAGCAATAGATACGACCATAAGCAACACCTTAGACATAACTGTAGAATGGAATGTATTAAACGGAGGAGATGACATCTACAGCGCAAACTTTGTACTATTTAAAACTTACTAAGATATGGCAGACGATAAAGTAGCATTAGAAATATTTATAGAAGCAGACAAAGCTCAAATGACTCTAGGAGATTTAGAGGCAGGGTTTGACTCTATGAAGGAACGCCTTAAAAATGTAGGTAGAGGTAGTGAGGAGTTTAAAGAGCTTTCTACTGCAATGGCTCAAACTAGTGCGGAAATTAAGAACATAGAGCTAGGTTTTGAAGGACTAGACAAAGAAGGAGTGGCTAGTCAGCTCGGGGGGTTAGCAGGGGGTGTAGGAGATGTAACAGCTAGTCTAGTTTTAATGGGTGGCGAGAATGAAACTATAGAGCAAATAGGCGCATCTATTGAAAAGGCTATGGCTATCTCTATGGGAATGAAGGGAGCTATAGAAGGTATGAGTGCTGCTCAAAAGCTATGGACTAATGTACTTAAACAAAGTACAGCAATGCAGAAACTTTTAACCCTTGCTACTAAAGGGTGGGGTAAAGCATTAATAGCAACGGGCATAGGTGCAATAATAGCATTAATAACTACTTTAATTGTTTATTGGGATGACTTAACGGTGGCTATTGGACTATCTACCAAAGCACAAAAGCTAAATAACCAAGTAACTCAGGAAGCTATAGATGCTGTAGGCGATGAAATAAGCGCATCCGATAAACTACAAAAGACTTTAAACGATGAGTCTAAAACAAGAGAGGAAAAGAATAAAGCTATTGTAGCATTACAAGACGAGTACCCTAATTTATTATCTAATATAGACGCTGAGAAAGACAGCATAGAGGACATAAATAAGGCTTTAGTATTAAACACTAAGTTGGTAATGTTAAGGGCAGAGCAGGAAGCTCTAGCATCGTTAAGAGCCGAAGAAATAAAGGAACAATATAAGTCTAGGATAGAAGCACAGACAGGAGTTAATAAAGGTTTATACGAGGAGGCTCTAGGACTTTTTACTGTATTTGAAGCACAGGATTTTGCAACAGCAGCAACTAATAAATCTATCGTAGCATCTCAAAAACAAGTATCTGTAATAGATGAGTTAGCAGATGCTAAACAAAAAGAGATTGACGCATTACTAGAAGCAGGTGCAGTAGGAAAAGAGGAAGCAGATAAAGAAGCAGAAAGATTAAAAGAAGCAGAAAGGATAGCAAAAGAAAGAGCAGAAGCAAAAGCGAAAAGATTAAAAGACGCAGAGGAAGCAGATAAAAAAGCATTTGAAGAAAGGAAAGCAAGGCGAGACATTGAGCTAGTAGAAACAAAAGAGCTTAACGAGGAAATGTATGTAGAGGAGGAAGAAAAGACATACAACTTGTTAAACTTTATGCAGTTAATACAAGAGCAAAAAGCAGCAGACCACCAAAAAGAAATAGACAGGATAGAAGCAGAAAAACAAGCTAAGATAGCAGCAGCTCAAGATACTCTGCAAAAAATGGAAATGGTAGGTCAGGCTATTATGGACATAGATGGAGCTGTAAGAGATAATGCTATAGCTGCGATTGACCTTAAATATAATAACGAAAAAAAGAAAGGAACACTAACAGCTAAACAAGAGTTTTTATATGCTAAACAAAAAGACGCTATTTTAAAGAAACACTTTGAAAGGCAAAAGAAAATGAATATCGCTATGGCTGTTATTAATATGGCTCAGTCTATAGCCTCTGCAATGACCAACCCTTATCCTCTTAATCTTTTCTTAGCAGCAGGAGCAGCAGTAACAGGAGGTGTACAGATAGCAGCTATTAAAAACCAACAGTTTTCAGGTTCGGCTCAGATACCAGAGCCTCCTTCTATAAGTGATGGAGATGCCCCTAGAGGTGCAGATGCAGGAGGTGGTATACAATTAACTCCAGTAAGTAACACAAGCACTATACTAGGCGACCAACAGGTATTTGTAACTGAAACAGATATAACAGAAACACAAAACAATGTAAGCGTAATCGAGGAGAGCGCAACTTTTTAAAATAATAGATATGGAAAAGATAGAAGTATTTGAGTTGGTAATAGACACCGATGACGAAAGCGGAGTAACTGCTATAGCTTTAGTAGACCAGCCTGCAATAGACTCAAACTGGATGGCATTCAGTCAGCAGACAGAATATAAATTTGCTGTAAAAGATGAGGAGAAAAGAATTATAGAGGGCTACTTTATGGTAGCTGATTTACTTATCCCACGAATCGGAGAGAATGGCGAAAAGTTCTTTGTTAAATTCTCCGCTAAGACTATAGAGCAAATTAGAGAAAAACAAAGCAGACTAGGATTAAACAACAACTTTAATTTAATGCATGACCCTAGACAAATTGCAGAAGGGGTTTATATGTTAGACAACCTTATTATAGACAATGAACGTGGCAAGGTAGCACCAAAAGAATTCGAGAAAGTACCTAACGGTAGTTTGTGGGGAAGTGCAAAAGTTGATAACGATGAAATATGGGAGCAAGTAAAGAACGGAGAGTTTAAAGGATTCAGCGTAGAAGGGATGTTTAAACAACTTGAGCCTGTAACAATGGATGAGGAAACTATAAACAAAATAATCAAAACTATACAAGACTTTGAAAAAAGTATAGAGGACAATGTACAACTAAGTAACAAACAAACAATAGATAATATGAGTAAAGAAACTTTAGACAAAGTAAAGAGCTTAATCTTCGGTGAAGAAACAACAGAGGTAGCTGTAGAAGCAACTCCAGAAGTAACTGAAATTAAGTTAATGGCTGCTGAATTAGCAGATGGTACAATGGTAAATATAGACCCTGCTTTAGAAGTTGGTGCAGTAGTTACTGTTGAGGTAGAGGGCGAAGTAGCTCCAATGCCTAACGGAGAATATCCACTAGCAGATGGAACAGTAGTAACTATTTCAGAAGGTGCTATTTCTGACATTAAAGAAGTAGAAGCAGAGGAAGAGGAAGCAATGGAAACAGAAGCAACTCCAAAAGCTGAAACAGTAACAGAAGCAAAAATCAGAAAGATTATTGAATCTACAGAAACTGTATTTAATGAGCAATTCGCAAAACTTACAGAGGAATTAGAAACAGTAAAAGCAGAATTTGCTAAATACAAAGAGGAAAGCGACACAAAAGAAAAGGCGTTATTCTCAGCAGTTGAGGAGTTAGCTACAGAATCTAGTGTAGCACCAATTAAGAAAAAAAGAAGCGGAGTAATTTCTCCAAAGAAAAAATCAATTTTTACAGTAAATAAATAAACATTAAAAAAAATTATTATGGCATTTAGCTTAGGAACATTATCAGCATACATAGAAGACCAAGACTTTCCATTAATTGCACAGATGCAGGCGACAGGAGGTTTAGCAGCAGTAGCAGATATTCAAACAGGAATTAAAGGAAGCTCGAACTTACAGTTTTTATCTACAGACGTAGTATTCGGAGCAGATGGCTGTTCAAGAACAGGAGCAGACACTACATCACTAACTCAACGTACTATCACAGTAGGAGCTATTGCAGTATCAGAAGATTTATGTATTAAAGACCTTAACGGATACTGGGCGCAAGTTCTAGTAAAGAAAGGAGCAGCAGGAGAAGAAGAAATGCCTGCAGAGATTGAAGCAGTTTACATGGAGAAGAAAATGAACGCTTTACAAAATGCTTTAACTTTGAGCGACGTACAGGGAGACACATTAAGTGCAACAAACAACTTGTCTTACTACGATGGTCTTTTGAAAATTGTAGATGCAGGCGCACCAGTAGATGGTAACACAGGAGCAGTAACAGTAGCGACTGGAATCTCTAGCTCTAACGTATTAGACATCTTAGATGGAATGTGGGAGTCTATCCCTGACAATATCTCAGAAGCAGAAGATTTATCTTTATTTGTACCTACATCAGTTTACAAGAAATACGTAGTAGCATTGAAAAACGCTAACTTATTTCACTACTCAGGAGATGGCGAGCAAGTAAACCTTTACGGAACAAATGTAGCATTAAGAAGCTCAGTAGGTTTTCCGGGAGCAGCAGGAAGCGAGAGAATGATTTTAACTAGAAACTCTAACATTGTAATTGGAATGGATGGCGATGCAGATGAGGATGCAATGGGAGTAAGACTTGACCCAGTTACTGAAAAGAACATCTTCTTTGATGTTACTTTCAAAAGAGGAGTACAAGTAAGATTTGTAGACGAATGTGTACAGTTCACATTAATTCCTTAATAGGACTTTAACAATAACTTAAGAAGGGGTGGGTAAAATACCTTACCCCTTTTTTTATAAACACTAAAAAAAAATAAGACATGGCTTGTAATTTAACACAGGGAAGAACAATAGACTGCCGAAACAATACAGGCGGAATCGAGGAAATTTTAATAGCAAATTTTGAAAACGTACAAATAGGAACAGTAGCAG